ACAATTGAGATTTTTTGCGTAATGTTCTTGGCCTAGCACGCTTGTCAAGACCCTATAATCCGCCCTTTCGCTTAAATGATCTGGAGTCGCTGTCCGACGCCGATCCGGTCCGGGTCGGCGAGCCCGTTTCGCGCCGCGAGCACCTCCACCGAGATCCCGTAGTAGGCCGCGATCGCGCCGAGGGTGTCTCCGGGCTCGACGTACCAATAGAGCGGCCCGGGGATCCAGATCCGCTGCCCGACGTCGATCCGGTCCGGGTCGATGTTGTTGTAGGCGGCGAGCTCGGCGACGGTGCGCCCGTAGTAGTTCGCGATCTTCGTGAGGGTGTCTCCGGGATCGACGATCCAGTGCAGCTCGTCGTCGCCGAACACTCGAGGGACCATCGGCGCGGGAGCCGGAGGAGCCGGAGCGGGGACGGGAGCCTCGACGGCCCGGGCGAGATCGTCGATCCGGCCGAGATCCCATTTGCCCGGGCATGCCGTCGCTTGCCAGTAACGGTGCGGGATGAGCGGGAGGTTCGGCCCGTAGTGGTCCCGGAGGAAGTCCACGAGCCACGCGACCGTGTGATAGTCCCCGTCGGTTGCCTCCGGGCGGCACTCGATATGGATCGACGTCGCGTTGCCGTAGGCGTTTCCCGCGGCCCATGAGGCATTAGCCGGGGACACGAGGCAATGGATCCGGCCGTCCGAAACAACAAAGTGCGCCGAGGTAAGAAAGCTTTGTCTCATGAAGAAGTCCACGACGCCGTCATGGGTTTGGCCGAACACTCCCCAATGGTGGATCGTGATCGACTCGATCCGGCGCGGCGTGCCGCCGAACGTGCCGGGGACGTCCCCGGCCGCGGTGTACTCGGAATCCGAGAGTGACTCGTCAATGGTGTACGTCACTTTTTGGCCTTTCTAGGGGATCGTTGCGGGATCGGTGAATGTGTCGCCGTAGTAGCGGCCTCCGGCAGTGAGGACTTGCTTGGTGTACTCGGCGTAGTCGGCGGCGTCGGCCTGGGCATAGCTGCGGCCGGAGACGGTGAGATCCTCGATGTAAAAGCGGTAGAACACGAAAGACGGCCAGAACCCGTTACGCGAGGCGATGACGGCGGAGTTATAGCCGTTCAGCGCTCCCCACAACGGGCCGCCGTCCCCGGCCGTCGCGGAGGTGAAGCCGGAGTTTGCCGTCACGTTCGCGTTACCGAACCGGGGCCCGACCGTGTTCGGCGCAAGCTTGGTCGAGCCGATCGTCGCGCCGGTGCTGGACTGCCATGCGTCGGCCCGGTGCGAGAGGATCGCCGCGGTCGAGGTGTTGGCTCCGATCGCGCCGTGTTCCTGGGCTCCGTTGGAGGTGACGGAGCCGGTGTTGATCCGGGTGAGCCGGTCCCAGAACGAGACGTAAATGGAATGTGCTTTGTTGGTGAGTAGGTACGTCCAGAGCGAGGAGTTCATCCCGATCGTTGCGCCCTCCCCGGCCGCGAGCGAAACCGCTTTGGACACGATGCCGTGGATCCCTCCTTTCGCGGAGCGCTCGAGCTTGCCTTTGCTCGTGTTGTGCCACGCGGCGGCGTATTTGAGGGAGTTGTCCAGTGTGCCGAGCGCGGGGGATCCGCCGATGAGCGCCGCGGCCTCGGCGTGGGCGATGTTCGGGACGGCGGAGCCGTGAGCGGGGATCCCTGCCGCCATAGGACGGGCCGGGTGAGCCGGTTCGATGAGCAGCAGAGACCCGGCCGTGAGGACGGGATCGTCGCGGAGGACCGGGAGCGAGGTGTCGGTGAACGCGGTGGGGAGGACGAGTTTGAGCCCGGGCATTAGATCCATCCTTTAGCTTTGAGCGTGTTGGAAACAAAGCGAGCGGCGGCGGTGTTGCCGGTCGAGTTCAGATGCAGCGTGTCGCCGCGGAGCGAGGTCGGCGTAACGCCGTTGGCTATATCGGTGGTGTCCTGGGCGGTCGGCGTGAGGCCCATGTCGGCGAGAGCCGGGCCGCGGAGGTAGCGTGCGACCGGGAGGAAGTTGTGCGGGAACGTCTTGAGCAGCAGCGCGTTAAGGGTGTCGAGCTTGACCCGGTCGGCGGTCGGCGACGGGGAGGAGACCTCCGCGTCGGTCGGCGCGATCTCGAGGACGAGGAAGTTCTTTTTCCCGGCCGTCATGTAGGCGACCATCTGGGAGATATGGAAAACAATGTCCTCCGGCGTCATGGTCTTGAAACTGTTCCGGCCGGACCATATGACGGCGATCTGTCCGCGGTTCAGCGTTGCCTCGTCGGTGATGATCGGGCTCGTCGGCGGGGACCATACCGCGGTCCCCGCGGCGTCCCGGGTGAACGTGTGGACGTTGGTCGCGTTATCCCGCGCCAGTGTTCCCGGCACTCCGGAGATCGTGACGTGCCCGGAGGAGGTTCCCGTCCCGGAGGAGCTGGAGTAGACAACCGTGGAGACGGTGACCGTCGCCGCGCCGGAGGCCGGGATCGTGTCGTTCGGGAACGTCGCGAACGAGGGATAGCCTCCCTGTCGTGCGGAAATCGACGGCGTCCCCTGTCCGCCGATCCCCTGGATCCGGACGGCGACTCCGGCCTCCGCGGCGAGTTTGTCGCCGTAACCGGAGCCCGCGGCCGTCATGGAATCCCCCCAGAGCACGAGAGGGACCGTCGCGGACGGGTTGGAGGCGAGGACCGCGGCGTCCGTCGCTTCCTGGATAATCCGGTCCGGAAACGGGCCGGTGAACTTGCCGTCGAAATCGAGCTGTAGCTCGGATTTGCGGCCGTCCTCGTCGGTAATGACGTAGGAGAGCCCGGATCCGGGCGAGATCTCCTCCGGGATGGAGAGCTCGGCGGTTGCCTCGTCCACGATCTCGCCCATCGCCGGAGCGAGGTCGGTCGAGACGATCCCGATGGAGTGCTCCGTCATGCGTCCGGCGTCGGAGATCTCCAGCCATGAGCGGTGTCCCGCGGCGTCGGTGAGCGCCCATGCGACGCCGACCGCGCCGAGCGGCTCGGGAATGACTTCCTCGATCCCGTCAACGTCGTTCGCGACGTCCTGGGCGAGCAGATCGTTCCAATAGGGGACGTCCGCGTCGTCGTCGGCGGTCGGGGTGCGGTAATTGCGGGAGTTTGCCATTAGGAGATCACGCCGTCCTCGTTCTTGATCGTGTCCAAAGTCATGAGCCCGTTGAGCGGGGTAAACGTTACGGACTCGACGAGCTGCCTTTCGTACGGTGCCCGGCCGATCTTGACGGGGACCGTCATTCCGGGCCGGATCCAGTACGCTGCGGCGGCTTGAATGTTGTAGGAGTACCCTCGGGCCGAGAGCGTGGAGAGCAGAGCCCGGGCGGCGGCGTTCGCGGAGTCCTGGCTCGCCCATCCCCGGACCTCGGCCCGGTGCTCTTTGAGCCCGACGTTGAAATAGGAGTACGGCCCGGAGGTGACTTGGCCTATGCCGGTGATCCCGACGTCGGGATAGTGGATCCGAACCTGATTGAACCATTCCGAGCGGTTGAGATTGCGGGTGATCGAGGTGATCGTCCCGGTCTTTCCGGTCCGGAGCATCGTCGCGTAGCTCGTCTCCGAGGTGGTGTAGCGCGGGAGCAGCTTCCACAACGAGCCGCCGTCGTGCCAGAGCTTGAGCCCGGCCGAGTTGGCGATCGAGGACGCGGCACTCCAGACGTTCTCCCCGTCCGCGGGATTGATGTTCGCGACGAGGTCGGGCCGGTGCCCGGTCCCGGTGCCGGTGAGCGTCACGGATCCGCCCATGCTTTGCGCGAGGATGTACTCGATCGCCTCCCGGACTCCGGCGCGATTGATGAGGAGGTTCCAATCGTCATTCCATGAGGCGTCTTGGTGCGCCATTTCCCGGCCCTGGAGGGTGATCCGCATGGTCCCGGCGAGGACGTCCTCGGCGACGTCCTGGACCCGGAGGACGGCGCTTTCGTGCAGATCCTCGGTCGCGCCGTCGAGTGCGTAGCCGAGGGAGATCCGGACGTAGGTGTCGAGACGGCCGTCGAGGACGGCGAGCTGCACGTCGGAGCTCGGCGTCTTGACCCGAACGGAGGCTTGGGCGTACGGGCTCCAGCCGAGGGAGTAGCTCATGGAGAGCTCCCCGTCGACGGCGAGCTCGAAAGCGGCTCCCGCGGCCGGGAGGACGGTGACCTTGTAAAGATGCTGGATCGGGTGTCGGAGCCGCTCCTCGAGGGAGGGATCGTAGTTGACCGTGTCGACGCTCACCTAGATCACTCCGGTTTGATCGTTGAGGGAGAGCCCCTCGAAATCGTCGTAGCTGCTCGTGACGTTCGCGAACGAGGCGAACGAGGTCGAGACGGTCCCGAACGTCCAGACGGACTCGTTGATCGGCGAGCTCGGCGCGGTGATCTCCTGGTAGCCGATGTTCAGGTTCCATCCGTCCTCGGAGTCCGGGACGAGGTCGGTGCCGGTGACGGTGAAATACATGTCCATCCCGGCGTGCTCGTGCTGCTTATAGAGCACGACGCCGGAGCGGTCGATCATGTCCTCGAGCGCCCGGCCCTCGGCGTAGTCCGGGAGCCATGCGGTGAGCGTCCCGGCGCGGGTGGCGAGACGGCCGAGCGCGACGAGCGGATCCGGCCGGTCGCTCACTTGATGGATCGTGCCGAGGGACGGGCGGGAGGCCCCGTAGTCGAGCACCATTGAGACGGATCTCGAGAGCGCCGGACGGAGCGGAGCAACAAACCAAGGCTCCTCGGCGGCGAGGGTGACAGTCGCGGCCGGAGCACCGGCCACGGTGTACGTCACGACGGAGCCGAGCGCGGCCTCCCAATCGTTGAGCGTAACCGGGGTGCTCCGCGGGAACGTCCCGGCCGGGACGCGGACGGCCCGGTTCCCGTTCGCGTCCGAGCGGGTGATCGAGGAGATCGTCCCGGTCGGGACGAGGTCGAGGACGACGGCGGCTCCGTTGGCGGCGGCGACGGCGGAGAGTGTTGTCATGGCGCGGTGACCCCCGGGCGTTCGTTGACGGTGATCCACATGGAGCGCGGCGCGGTGAGTGAGTCCAGTGTGGATTGGATCTGCCCGAGGTTGGTCACGCGGAGACTGATATCCACGGTTTTACCGTGGATCCCGTCGATCCCGGACTGGACCCGTTCCAGATCCCCGGAGGGTGTGGCGACCTCGACCTCGACCGCTTTGCCCTCGACCGCGTCGATGTTCTCCTGGGCTTCGGCCGAGCCCTCCTCGGTGGTGGTGACTTTGGTGTCTTTCGCCGGAGGGATCGACTCGATCGCCGCTTTGGCTTCCTCGGTCCCGTTGGCTTTGATGAGCGTCTCGACGTTGCCGGGGATGAGCCCGTAACTGTCCGCGAGGAGCCGGGCATGCTCCTCGCTGGCACCGGCCGCGATCGCGGCGTTGATGAAAGCGTCCCGGCTCGCCTGGACTTTCGCGGTGACGCTGTCGGTGCCCTCCCCGGCCGCGATCGCGGCGTCCCGGTACTGGTTCGCGGCCGCGGCGATATCGACGAGACTTTCCTTGTTCGCCCTCCCGGCCGCGGTGTTGGATTCGAGGTTTTTGCCGTTGGTCTTGATGTCCTCGTTCATCTGCTTGAGGGTTTCGATCCAATTGTTCTCGGCCCCGACGAGATCCATCGCGGCGTTAGCCGCCTCGGAGCTCGCGTCGGCTTTCTCCTGGATCGCCTCGGCCGCGGCCTCCGCGGCTTCCTTGGTGTGATCGAGCGCGTCTTTCTCGAGCTCGTAGATCTCAACGGCGTCCTCGGTGGTCCTAATGTTCTCCTCGGCCTGTCCGCGGAGATCCGAGAGCGCGTCGCGTTTCTTGTTCGCGGCGAGAGCGGCGTCGGTGAACGCCATGACGCCCTCCTCGGTGACGCTCGTCCCGGCCTTGATCTCTTTCGTGAGGTTCTGCCAGTCGTCCGCGGTTTCATCGAGGAATCTTTGGGACTCCTCTTTGGATCCGGCCGCGGCGCGGATCGCATCCCGCGAGGTGACGCCGAACTCTTTCGCGTCTTTGGCGGTCTCCTGGAACTTGGTCGATGCCTCGTTGGCCCAAAGGGTGATCCAGTTGTCCTCCATCACCTCCCGGCCCCACGCGATGATTTTCTCGGAGAGATCCATCTTTGCGAGATCTCCTCCGGCTTCCTTGATCGAGTCGATCATGTCCACCGATTTTTCTTTGGCTTTCGTTGCTTCCTCGGCGGTTTTCTGCATGGCCGTTACCGCGATCCCGATCCCCGCGGCCATTGCGAGGCCGGCGGCGGCGCCGGCCGGACCAAAGCCGGCGAAAGCGTTCGCGGCGATCTCCTGGAATGAGCCGAGGATGGACTCCGCGGAGCCGTCGAAACTTGCCGCGGATTCTTTCGCGGTGGAGTTGGCTTCCTCCTTGAAGTTGTCAAGGCCCTCCCCGGCCTCTCGAAAGCCCTCTTTTTGGGATCGGCCGACGTCGTCCCCGGCCGCTTTCGCGTTCCGGGAGATGGAGTCGAACGCGGCGACGGCTTTGTCGTCGAGCCGTTTCGCGGCGCGGATCCCGTCGTCGAAAGCGTCCTCGATCTTGTCTCCGGCTTTGTCTCCGGCTTTGGCGAGATCCTTGAGCGCGTCGGAGACGTCGTCGTAGCGATCCGAAAGTGTCTTGGTGTCTTTGACGACGTCGGAGACGTCGGAGATGATCTCGACGTTTATTGCCACGCGGCTCTACCTCCTTTCGTGTGCTTCGTAGATGTTCCGGACGACGATCTGCACCCATAGGCTCGTAAGCCTGGGAGCGATCTGGGCGAACGACTTATAGACGACGCGGCCCTTGTCCGGTGCCGGGAGTTGCCGGGAGGTATGCCGGGTGACGTTATGGGATCCGGAGCTCGCCCGGTTCCGGCGCTGGTATTTGTTCACCTTTGCCCGGTTCCGGGAGCCGAACTCCCAGACTCTCGCGTCCTCGTCCGGGACGAGTCCCCCGGAGAGCGGACGGCGGGAGGAGGCAGCGGTGAGGACTGTCGGGTTTCCGGGTTTGACCCGGGCTCCTTTGGCGAGGATGAGCCGGTCCATCTGTGAGACGGCGTTACTGTTCACGATCGAGCGCCACACCGGATTGAGCGTGGCGCGGGTTTCCCGGTTGATATCGTTCCGGACGTTCCGCTCGACGAGTTTTAGCGCGAGTGCGACGGCGGCGAACTGTTTCGACGTCGCCGCACTCGGCTTGATGATCGAGCGCGTCATGTTACTCGGCAGCGCTCCATGTAAAGGTGGGTTGGCCCTCGACGTCCAGCGTCACGCCGGAGACGGCGATTGTTTCCGCGCCTCCGCCGATTTGGACGGCCTCGAGCGTCACGGTGCCCTCGATCTTGGCGAGGTCTCCCGAGCCGAGCGGCTGGAGCTTGAATGTCCGCGCCTCGCCGTGACCCTCGATCAACTCGTGCATGAGTCCCTCGGTGTCGAAATCCTGCCCGACGTTCAGCGTCAGAGCCCAATCGGGTTTGGCGACGATCGTTGTTTTCTTGCCGTTGACCGGCTTCCAGCGGAGTTTCGCGGTAGTGGGGACGAGGGAGACGGAGTCGCACGCGGTAGTGAACTCTTTGGTGCCGAGGGTGAGCATCACGTCCTCGATCACAAACGGGTTATGTGGCTGGAGAGTCACGGTGTTGACCTTTCTTGTAGGACGGCGGCGCGGTAAATGTTCGGTGAGTAGGCGAGAGCGAGGATCTCGAAACCGGAGAAAGCATCGTCGGCGAACTGTCTCCGCGTGGCGCGGGTGAAGATGCAACCTTTGTAACGCTCGATCGAGAGCATGACGCCGTCGAGTATGTCGTCGAGCTCGTTCTCGGCCTCGACTCCCTGGACCTTGGAGCCGTAGACGTGGAGGGTGAGCTCGTGGGCGAGGAGCGGCCGGTTCGGTGCCGGGGTGACGTCCGACCGCCATACCGAGACCACCGGCTTCCCGCGCCGGACCTGGGAGGGGACGAGCGGGAAATCGGCGACGATCCAGTCCGGGTGATCGTCCGCGATCTGCGCGGCGAGTTGCTGTCTTGGTGTCGTGCCGCTCATAGGAGCCCCTTGAGCGGTGAGCGGCGCGGCCGGACGGCCTCGTAGGCTTCCCGGACGAGCGGATAGGTGGAGATCATGAACCCGTCCGAGCCGAAACCCTCCCCGTCCCCGGCCCGTTTCCGCGCCGCGAGGTGCTGCGCTAGGAGCCGTTGTGCGTACTTGTAACGGGCGGGGACGGGGTCGAGGACGGTCTCGCCGTCCTCGTCGAGCAGGAGGCCCGTGGGGACCGGCTCCGGAGCCCATTCGAGGAGTTTCTCGTAGGCGGTCTCGAGGAAACTCTGGAGCTCGAGATCATCCTCCGGAGCGTCCATCCAGTCCCCGAGATCCGTCTCCGGATCCAGCCAGCCGATGAGCGGCACGAGCTATCCCTCCTCCTCGGGCTCCGGGACGAGATCCAGCGGATCCACGTTCTCCGGTTTCCGCTTCCTGGACCTCCGCGGCGTCGGCTCCTCCTCCTGCTCGTCGAGCTCGGCGGGGATCTCGTCCTCGCCCTCGACGAGCTCCCCGTTCTCGTCGAGGGCGATCTCCTGATCGAGCTCGTCGATCTCCAGCGCGGCGCGGATCGGTGCGAGTGCTTCCTCGAGCTCCTGGCGGGTGACGAGCTCGGCTCCGTCCTGCTTGAGCTTGTTGAGCGGGTGCATTAGTCGGTCACCTCGACGACGCCGTACTTGGCATAGTTGGTCTCCGGAGGCCCCTCGACGTGGACCGTGTTGGAGCGGAGCAGGTAGTAGGAGAAGACCGCTTTGTCGATCGCGCCTTTCTGGAGCTCCTGGGCATCGACGCGGATCGGAGCGTCCCCTCCGGATTGGTGCAGCACCGTGACGGCCGCGGCTCCGACGATCACGCGGCCGTTGAGCGCCGTCTCACTGATCGGGGCAGGCTGGATCTTGAATCCAGCCATAGAGCCGGACTCGAGGCCGAGGGAGGTCTCGAGCAGCGCGAGGTTCTCCAGCATGTCCGAGCCGAGCAGATCCCGGTAAATGTCGTTGCCGAGGATCGCATAGGTCGGCTTGGTGTCCTCGAGTACATGCTGGCATCCGAGGATGATCCTCCGCCATGCGTTCGCGATATCGGTCCCGGTGCCGACGATCGGTTTCGCGATCGAGATCAAGTGCTCCTTAACCCGCTGATCGCGGCGGCGCTTGATGTATTCCGTTTGCTCGCGGAGGTAGCTCTCGAGCTGCCCGGGGACGGGGAAGTCGATGATCGCCCGGTCGAACCGGTTTCCACCGGCGATCCGCTTCGCGGTCCACTCCCTCGCGACGGCCTGGATCGGCCGGGAGGGTATGTCGTTCATCGAGGAGAGCACCTGCGGATCGGCGTCGTAATCGCCCTGAGTGTAGGGAGGATCCCAATCGTCCGCGATCGGTGTCATCCCCTCGACCCATTCCCAGCCCCGGACGGTGAGCGAGGTGAGATCTTTGGAGGTAACGAGCGGGGTGAAGCGCTCGGAGTATTCGGTATCGTTCCAGAGCTCCCCGAGGTAGGCCGGTTGCGCGGCCGGGTCGAGGACGTCCTCCTGGGTGACGGTAGCGAGAGCGGCCTTGAGCTTGTCCCCGTTGCCGAGGGAGCCGGAGTCGATCGCCCGGATCACGTCACAGAATCCGGTGAGCGTGGAGGTGGCGAGGAGTTTCTCCTCCTCCTCCGGGGTCGGCTCCGGAGCGGGAGTGTGAGCGCCGATCGCGGCGGCGAAAGCGGCGAGGAGTCCCTCGGTGTTGGCGGGAGCGGGCGGAGCGGAAGCGGTGAGCGGCTGTGTCACTTCGGGATTCTCTTTCTCTTTGGGTATTTCATCGGCTTTCTCTTTCGCCTGGGCGATCGCCTCCGCGGCGGCGGCGAGATCCCCTGCCTCGACCGCGGCGGCGGCGGCGTCGAGAGCGGCGTCCAGATCCGCGGCCGGAGCCGCTTCCCCGGAGCCACTGGTTGCCTCCTCGCCGCCGAAATCCGCGGCGAGGAGGAGCGAGGACGGAAACGCGGGAGCCTTGACGATCCCCGCGCCGACGAGTCGACCGGCGAGGAGCTTGCCTCCTCGAATGATCGGCTTGAGCACCTCGACGGAGATCCCGCGGCGCTTGCCGGTAACGGCGTCGTCGTAGGCTTTCTCTCCCTCCGGGGTGGCGTAGTACTGCACGCGGGTTTGGATATGGTCCCCGGCGTCGGCGGCGGTGAGGTAGCCGACATGCACTCCGGGGACGTGCTCGTCGTTGACGGGCATCTGCCCGGACGGGATCTCGAGCGCTCCCTTGTCCACGGTGACTTTGCCCTTATTGGTGCGGCCCTCCTCGCCATAGGTGAGGAGGTTGTACTCGAGGGCCATACCCTCGGAGGCGGTGAGCAGCTCACCATATAGCTCCACTGTCGTCATTGTGTGATCTCTCCTACGGGGACGGGGACGGCGGGTGTGGGCGTGGCGGTTCCGGTGTTGCCTTTCACGTCGGCGCTCGTGAGATCCGAGGTGCGGAAGCGGATCCCTTTCCCGGATTTGGTGACGTCCGGCTGGGAGAGCCGCTGCTCGATCGGTGTTGTCCACGTCGCGAGCGAGAGGGTAACGAGCTCGTCCTTGGTCTGGAGCGTGTTCTCGTAGGTTCCGCTCGTCCCGTTCGCTCCCTCGAGCAGCGCGGCCGGGAGGTTCAGGAAGTTAGCGAAATCCAACCGGGCGGCGTTCCGGGCGGCGATGAGCATCTCGGAGTCTCCTCCGGAGCCGGTGTGCGGCTTGAGCTCGATCCCGTTCGGGGTGAACGCGACGGCCCCGTTTTCCGCGGCCCGGGCGATGCTCCAGTCTTTCTGTGCTTTGGTGAGCTCGGCCTCGGTCCCCTCGAACTCGCTCGTGATATGGAGCTCAACCATCGGGATCGGATTCTTACTCCGGGAGCGTACGGTGTTGCGGATATCGTGGTAGTGCTCCACGGACGAGGCCCCGGACTCGAGGAAACCGAGCGGCATGAGCGACTGAAAGTAGATGAAATCCTCTTGCCTGGGAGCCGGTCGGCCGCCGATCACGATGTTCCCGAGCCAGTCCAGCCCCCACAACTCCCGCGGCAGCTTCAGCGCGCCGAGGATCCGCTCCCCGTCCCGCTGTACCCAATAGGCAGAGTCCCGATGAAAGATAAGATCCTGGAGCAGCGCGGCGTGCCGCTGCCCGGGAGTGATCGAGCCCTCGGTCCGGTTCATCCATGCGTCCTCCTCGGAGAGCTCGGTTCCGTCGTCGTACTCGAGGACGAGACCGGCGAGGAGCGTCGAGTAGAGCGAGATCCCCCGGTAGATCGGCGGACACGAGAGCGCCTCGAGCGGCGTCGCGGGGAGCCCGGTCCCGGCGTAGCCGAGATCCGAGGCGATCACCGGGGCGAGGCCGGTCCCGATCGAGAAAGGCGAGGCCAGTTGGTAGGCGTCGCCGAAACCGGACGACGCCGAAAAACCGAACAGAGCCCGTGCTTTGTCTAGGAATCCCACGAGAGCAACGATCCGACGAAAAAACCCGCGTCAACCGGAGGACGGTTTGACGCGGGTTTCCACGGTTTGACGCGGTTTGCACTAAACGGTGCTGCTCATTTCCCCCATCTCATCTGCGCTGCTTGGCGTGTTGTTCCGGCCGCGGCTCCGATCTCGGCCCATGAGCGGCCGTGATTCTCCCGCTGGACCCGGACGGCGTCTTTCACGACGGCGTCAAACCGTCGTTGTAGCTCGAGCATCTCGGCGAGATCCTCGGGATCGGCGTCCCCGACTCGTCGGCCGTAGGCGTCGATCATACGGCCGAGCATCGCGGCGAACTGTGTCGTCTCGTATTTCTGTTTTCGTCTCCCCATGCGTCAAGGTTCCCTTGACGGCTTTAAGGTGTCAAGGCTACCTTGACGCTATTTTGCCTAGGCGGCGACGTCCGGGATCACGAGCCCGGAGGTGCGTCGGGCGGTCGAGGCGACGGCGAGAGCGGCCGTCGCGGCGAGGAGGCAGGAGATCTCGGCTCCTTTGCCTCGCATGAAGAGCCGGTTCCCGTCCGGGTTTCGCCATGTCGTATTTTTGACGGCGGCGTCGAGCCCGTTGTGACGGGCGTGGTGGAGCCGGAGGAGATCGTTGGATTGGGCAATGAGCGCCGTCGCCGCGGCGACGTCTTTCATGGTGAGCCCCTTGACCCTCGTCGTTTTGACCCTGGGCATGCGGCCGAGCGCCTGGGAGACGGTGATGTTCTCGCCGATCGAGTCGTAACCGACCGGCACGCGGGGATGCTTGAGGATCGCTTTCCCGACGTAGGGAGCCACCCATGAGCTCCCGGCCCGGTGCGCCATCATTTGAATATGCGGCTCGTCCTGCTCGTCGATCCATGCGACGGCGACGGCCGCGGCCGCGCCGCCGATCGCGATATCCCAGCCGATCCCCCAAGGCACTCCGGCCGGAGGATCGAGCAGCGGATCAGTCGCGGTGATCTCCCATTTCTGGAGATCCAGCGCCGTGACTTTGGAGTCCGGAGGCCAGATACAGAGGTACTCCCGCATGAACTCCGGGAGGGAGAGCCCGGTTTCGGGATCGTGCCGCTCCCGGATCGTCTCTATCGAGGTGAGTCCGCATGCGAGGCCGGGATGGGTTTCCCACCAAACCCGCTCGTCGTTGGGATCACAGAACTCGTCGGCGCTGTAATCGACGATCCCGAGCCGATCCGGTGCCTTTCGGGCGGCTTCCAGCGAGTGCCAAAACATGCCGATCCGGGCGGTCCCCGGCGTGCCGGAGACGATGATCTGCCCGTTCGGCTTGGTGTCCATCATGGGGAGCGCTCCGGCGAGGAGCCGGGGAGACTCCTCGGGGTCGAGCTCGCCTCCCTCGTCGAACCATATGACGTGAGCCGCGCCGCCGCGGAGGCCGGACGGTTCCGGTTTCGCTACGCGCCACTTGGAGCCGTTTCTCCACCGTATGTACTCCCGTTGCTGCGAGTAGTAGAGCGTCCGGATCCCGAGCTCGGCGAGAGCATCCTTGTAGGTGAACTCCTCGGGCTCTTTGTCCTCCCCGTCCCATGCGGCATGACGTTCCTCGTTGCGTTTCTCGACGAGCTCGTTGGCGTGCTCCTCGATGAGATCCATCATGTCGCGGAAGAACTGCGAGGCCCTGGTCCCGTCCTGGGCGGTGGAGACAACCTGATAGCCGGGGATCGTGGCGCAACGGCCGA